TTACACATTTGATTTATCACAAAATGTTTCAACATCAGCAGTAACGTATACTCTTACAGGTATATGTAATAATGGAGGAGGCTGTTCAGTTACAGTGAATCAGAATAACTAATGCAAAGTTTAGATGACTTAGGAAACCCACTACCATATGAATTAGGCGGATTTGAATGTCCTGAAGGTATGGTATGTGTAACAGAAGAAAGTTTTAATGAAATGTTGGAACCATACGATATGGAGTACAGCACGGAAACATTACAACTGGAACCTATGGGAGATGCTGAAGCAGTATTAGACTTTACAACACAATTACTATTTTTAGACTTTTGGACTATTGCTTATCTGGCAATACCTCTCACAATATTTGCAGTATATGGTTTAACTATATATGCAAGTTTCAAATGGATACAGAAAAAACTTTCCTAACTGTAAACTACTCTATTACCAATAATTCTTAGATTAATATAGATAAATAATAGTGTTATATAATAACACATGTGATAACACTTATATATATAAGGAGAAGAAAATGAACAACATTAAAAATATGTTTTTTGGTGTATTCTTTGTTATGTTCGCTCAAGGTTGTGCTACAGTAGGTACTGTAATCGACGGCGGGCAAGAACTTGCAACTAACACAATTGATACAGTAACAGGTACCGCTAGTGGTATCGTTGGATCTGTAGCAAATGATGTTGGTAGTATTGTTCAAACTGGTGCAGAAGTTGGGGTTGGATTAGTCCAAACTGCGGCTGACACAGGTGCTGGATTAGTAAAAGTTGTTGCTGACGAAGTCAACGACCAAACTGATGCTTTACAAGATAAAGAAGCAAAAGAAGAACCAAAAGAAGAAAAAAAGTAACTAGCTCATTCTTTGAACCCTTCAAGTTTTTAAAGAAGAACGAAAAACAAGAAGGCGTATCAGAATCCTCAAATGAGGATGAGCAGGTGACTGGAGAGGATATTAAAGAACTTTTAAAACAAAATAAAGTTCTAAGAGAACTTTTAAAAGAAAAACTTTTAGAAGCAGAACTTAAAGAATATTGCTCTAAGAACCCTAAAGATTGTGAATAAGTTACTTTCACTGATTTTAATACTTCCTCTGTTTTTAAAGGCAGAGGAAGTTATTAGTCTCGATTTATCATACAGTATTCCAATAGACCCTTACTATTGTGATAATAAGCCACCAGAGTGCAACCCTTTACCTGATATATTACCTAAATTTGATATACAAGAAGGTGTTACAAAATCACAATGGACAGTTTTTTGGGCATTACAAGTATTAGATATTTACAGTACTGCAGAAGCAGTAAAATACGACTGCATTGTAGAAATTAATCCTTTACTACCAGAACGCCCTTCATATCAACAATTAATACTTACAAAAGGTATAATATTGGTACCGACAATGCTTAGAAATAATGACTTCTATAATTTTAAACACGAAGAATTAGATAGGTCTAATTTTTTACAATCCATAGTAGTATCCAATAATTTATATTTACTTAACGACGCCAAGCAAAATTGTAATAGAATACGATAAATATTGATATGAAATGGTTATACAGCGGGTACGCAGTCGCAGTATCAATTGCACTATTACTCGCATTAAGGGTATTCGATCCTACGCCTTTACAAAGCCTACGTGGTCAAGTTTTTGACAGTTACCAACAATTAGACGAAATACAACAAAGTGAAGACATTGTTTTAATAAACATTGGTGAAAAAAGTTTAGCAAAATACGGACAGTATCCTTTTCCTAGGCAATACTATGCTCAATTAATTATAGATGTTGCTAGTAAAAATAGTGGTGTGGTAGGATGGACTATTATGTTTCCAGAAGCAGATAGGTTTCAAGGAGATGAAAGTTTTGCAGGTATCATGCAACAAAATTTAGTAAATGTTCCAGGTGCAAGAAGAAACCCAGTTAATTATAATGTTGTTAGCCAAACACCTAGTGTAAAAGGTATTAAAACATCTGGTCCTCATATAGGCACAGGAACAATAGGCCCTGTACCTGCAAAAGATTATTTACTAAAATGGCCTAATCTAGTAACAAATATTCCTATGCTGGAGGTTGTTGCAAATGGTAAGGGAGTAAATGCATCAGCACCACAACCAGATAATCAAACAAGAACATACCCACTTGCTATAACTGTTAAAGATAAAATTTATCCTAGTTTTGCTGTGGAAATGTTAAGAGTCAAAACAGGTAACAAAAGTTACATGATTAAAACAAGTGAAATAGGAATACAAGAAGTTGCAGTAAAAGGTTTTGAACCTATTGTTACACAACCTGATGGAACAGCATATATAAGATTCAATAATAAATTTACTGAAATAGAATATGAGGGTGCAGAAAGCATACCTGATTTAGCAGGTAAATTTGTAATAGTAGGTGTTACAGCAGAGGGTATTGCAAATCCCGTCCCAACACCACGTGGTAACTTATATCCACAGTATATACAGGCTCATATGTTACAGAACTTTGTAGATGCAAGTAATATAACAAGAAGTCAATTTAGTGCTATCATAGAGCTTCTAGTAGGGTTACTGACTATGGTTCTTGTTGCTTTAGCAGTATATAGATTACCATTGTTATTAACAGCACCTATGGCTTTAGCAATATTAGGTGGTATTGCATATTTTAGTGTTTACAAATATACCAGCAGTTTAGTTTTATTAGACGCAACATTTCCTGTATTAAGTGGCTTTTTAGTATTCACACAGGCGGCATTCAATAATTTCTATAAACAATTTAAATTACGAGAACAAATTAAGAAACAATTTGAACATTACCTTGCACCAGCAATGGTTAAAAAGTTACAAAAAGATCCAAGTCTATTACGTTTAGGTGGCGACACAAGAACAATGACATACTTGTTCTCAGACATTCGTGGATTCACACCAATATCAGAGCAATTTAAAACAGACCCACAAGGCTTAGGTAAACTAATAAACAGATATATGACACCAATGACAGATTTAGTTATGCGTAAAGAGGGAACAATAGACAAGTATATAGGTGATGCCTTAATGGCGATTTGGAATGCTCCACTTGATGTAGATAATCATGCCCAATTGGCAATAGATACTGCAATGGAAATGGAAGTAGAACTTAAAAAACTTAATAAAGAATTAAAAGCAGATGGATTAATGGAGTTAGGTGTTGGTATAGGAATCAATACAGGTGATGCTGTCGTAGGTAATATGGGTAGTAACCAACGATTTGATTATACAGTATTAGGTGATAGTGTAAATTTAGCGGCAAGACTAGAAGCACAAACTAAAGAGTACGGTGTATTTTTTATGTTTACAGAGCATACACTTAAACATATAATTGAGCCTAGTAATTTAGTAATGCTAGATAAAATTGCAGTAAAAGGACAAACAGCACCTGTAACAATTTATACAATACTTACAGATATAAAACAATCCAGAGTAATTAATAGAATGGTAGAATCATACCAAAACAGAGATTGGGGAGAATGTGCCCATCAAATACAAGTAATGAAAGAACATAATTGGAATAATGTACTTGCAGATCTTTATGCAGAAAGAATTAAACAGCCTATACCAGTGGGCGATTGGGACGGAGTTATGCGTAAAACAACTAAATAGTAATATGAAAAACTTTTTACACAATCTAAAACAGAAAAGCAAATTAGCATTAGCATGGTTATGGCAAAAGTTAAAAGTTGTAGGTAATCTTATTGTAAAATTAAGTATTGCATTATGGAAAGGATTAGTAAAACTTTGGTTTAAGTTTTTTTATGAAGAATATGAATTAACCGTATGGTACTTAAAAGATTCTATTAGAGACGGAGATGGCAATATTACAACTACAAGATCACATAAAAGATATCTCTTAAAGAAAATTTCTAAGAAAACTCCAAAGCATATTAAAGGAAAAGATATGGAAGGAAGAGCATTTGAAATTAGAACTGTTGAACCTTTTGATTATCAAATAAGAAAAATTTACTGATTACTCATCAGGCGTCCAATCTTTTAATCCTCTAAAAAATATATAGTAATGCCTAAAATCTTTTAATTGTTGTTTAGCATGAAATAATTCTAATGGAACACCATCACCGTGTTCTATTAGTGGAAAATAATATCTTTTTATAATACTTTCTAATTTTCTTACGTCCTTGCCTAAAGCATCAAGTATTATATTATTATATTCTAAATCAGTTATTAAATCTACTAACCAATAATGAAAAGGGTGTTCTGGATTAAATCTTCTTATAACTTCTCTAGTTTGATAATACATTGCTCTTACAGGATTCATACCAGGTCTATATAGATTCATTATTTCTTTAAATCTAAAACTTTCATGCTCAGTAGACATATTGTTTACTACTCTAGCATAATCTTTTTTCATTGCTAATTTTAAAGATTCGAAATTTTCTCCAATATTCTGGTGATACTCTTTGAGTACTTTATTAAATATTTTTTGATATTTTGCTGGTAACTTATCATAATAGACGTCCCGAATCTCCTGCAACTCTAATGCACCTTCTAATAATGTATGTGGAATTGTTTTAGTTCGTTGGAACTTGTCAAGTTCTGTGGTTATCCGCAAAACAACAAAATCGATAATTTCGCCTTTGCTCATACTTATATTTATTTAGATTGTATTTTTAATATAGTATGTAGTTTTTCTGTGCCTCTATTATAAGATAAAGTAACTTTAGCACCATTGTGTAATGGTTTAGGCCATTGACCTATATTTACCCAGGCATATCCGGCACTTTCTCCATTAAGTTTTGGTGGTTGGAATTCTTCTTCTACTACATATACAAAACTATAGTAATAAAATTTTTTGTCTTTGCTTTGATATACGTCTAAAGGATTTAATTTTTGCAGTTCTGGAACGAACCCTATTTCTTCATCAAGTTCTCTTTGGATACATTCATAGGGTGTTTCGCCCTTTTCAATTATACCTCCCCAAAAACCCCAAGTGTGATTAAATCGTTTGTTGCCTTCTCTTAATTGCAACATACATCTTCCTGTGTCTTTAGCAAGGAATAAAACTCCTGCCGCCGTTGTGTTCATTATAAACTAAGTCTCCAAAATCCTGGATTGTATTCTCCTTCGTAACTACTTATCCAAGTTTTGCCGGTCCATTTAAATTGTTTGGTTGTAAATGTATTAGTTATATAATGGATATCACTAGCACTTGCACTAGCATCAAATACGACTGTCCATGCAGAACCGTTGTATTGGATAATGTCGTTTTCACCGGCATCTATGTCCCAATTGGTATATCCTGATTTTGTAATTTCTTCTGTGATTAAATATCTTTGCCCGTTAGAAGCGGCCGCTAATGTACCGTCTCCAGGATAATTTGATCTAGGGTCTATAATTTTATCTACATTAGAAAGTGTATTAGTTGGTAATGTATCTGTATCTAAATTAAAAATTAATGATGCATCATTAGTTGGATTTTTAGTTACTGTACCATATACTAAATTTAAGAGGTTATCTGAATCTCCGCTTATATTTAATTTAAGTAAACTTGTTGATCGTATCTCTCCAAGTTGTTCTACTATGTTAGACCATTTTACTTCAGTACCATCTTGCTCTACTAATGTAGCAGTAGAACCTATAACTTGAACTTTGTAATCACCTGGCGTAGTTACTATCTCAAATGTGTCGTCTATGTCACCAAAGAAGTCTGCATAATCTTGACTGTAACCTAGTTCTGAAACATCAGATACAGAATGTACATTGTTTATAATTTCTTGAATAATTGTTTGCCTTTTTACTTTAGCAGGAGGACTTATCCAGATAGGAAGTGCAAATGTTAAAGTTGAGATATCTAAATTTTCATCTACTCCTGCAGGAATACCTCTACTACTCCAAGCAATATCGGTAAGTTCAACTTCAAATACACTAGTCCAATCTAAAGGATTACTATTAGATTGTAACTGAATACTTGGATTAAATAATACAAAAATTTGTTCTAATACTTGTAACTTAGTATCTGTATTAGTTGTCCAAAGATCAACATTTATAGTTAGGTTATAAGGTACAGGCATATATCTTTGTGTGGAATATAAATTACCTTGCTCTGAAGAATAAGTATTTGTTTCTTTGTTATATTCTCTTTCTGCTATTTGATTTGTGTCCACAAAGAATGGTTCAGCAATTCTATCTCTTGCTGGTTGAATACTTTGTATTGTAACACTTATAAAAGGGGCACTATTAATAACGTTTTCTGAATTGTTACGCAATATATTCGCTACCATTCTACTTGCATCACCGTATCTTGCTGGTACACGATTGTAACTTACGCCATCTTTTGTAAATTCTCTTACTTTAAAATTAGAGAAAATTCTTATAACTTGCAGTAAATAACGTTTAATCTGCTCATCATACCAGTAATCTAAATTCTTGCCCGCCATTAGTTGTCTGTCCTAGGTTTAATGACTTTACTTAAATTTGTTTTTTCGTTAGCATCAGTTCCATCACTTTCACTACTTATGTTGTCATTATTAATAAACGTAGCAAGTATTCTGTTTGCCGCAGACCAAGCCTTTCTTCCGTCTGTGCCAACGTTTAACCAACGTGTTCCAGACTTTTTAAATAAT